GTTGGTGGACTATATATGGGTAAAAGTGATGCAGCAGGTAAAACATTCTTTTCAGGTGCTAGTAATGACGTTATTACTTTAAACGGTACTACTAAAGGTGGTATAGCTGGAACTATTATTAAAGTAACCGCTATTGGTTCAGCTAAGTACGCAGTAGAAGGTATAGTACTAGCTTCTGGTACTGTAGTAACTCCATTTGCTGACGCGTAAGGAGTAATTTATGGCAGACGCAGTAACCTCAACAACATTGATGGATAGCGATAGAGTCGCTATTATTCAGTTAACGAATACATCCGATGGTACAGGCGAGGCAGCAGTTAAAAAAGTAGATGTTAGCTCTTTAAGTGATAGCTCTACAGGCCAAGCATGTACGGGCGTACGTTTAGCAAAAATTGTATATTCTACTTTTGGAATGAGTGTAAAACTTTTATGGGATGCAACTACAGATACAATCTGTTGGGATTTAAACGCAGACTATACGACAGACGAAGATTTTACAGATTTTGGAGGAGTTAGAAATACATCAGGAAGTGGAAAAACTGGCGATATTATGCTGACTACTACTGGGCATTCTGACGGCGATTCGTATGTAATAGTTCTTACTCTTTATAAAGATTTTGATTAATTTTTATAATGGCTGAATACAAAGGTAAAACAGTAACTCTTAACAAACCCAGGGCTATCCCAAAAGGTAGTCCTGGATATGGTAAAAAACGAAAAGAAGTTTTTGTTAAAAACTGTAGTAGCGAAAGCAGTAGAGTTAAAAGAATTACCTTTGGCGATAAAAAAATGGGTATGCATAAAGATACCGCATCAAGAAAAAAATCATACTGTGCTAGAAGTAGCGGAATAAAAAGTGATAGATGTAGTGCTAACTACTGGGCTAGAAGAGACTGGGATTGTTAAGTGGCTAAAAAGAAAACAAAAAAAGACGCTTGTTATCATAAGGTAAAGGCCAGATATGATGTTTGGCCATCTGCTTATGCAAGCGGAGCTTTAGTTAAATGCAGAAAAGTTGGAGCAGCTAACTGGGGCAACAAAAGTAAGGTTAAAAAAGCTTGCGGTGGCGAAGTAACCTTCGTTAACGCCAGAGGCTTTAACAACATGCTTCCAGGCAAACGTAAACAAACTAAATTAGGATAATGGCTAGCGATAGTTTAAAAAAATGGTTTGATAGAAACGATGGTAAAGGCTGGGTTGATTGCAAGACTGGAAAAGCTTGCGGAAGAAAAAAAGGCGAAAAAAGAAAAAGCTATCCTGCTTGCAGACCAACTATGGCTCAATGTACATCTGCAGCAAAAAAGAAAAAAGGCCCAAAAGCAATTAGTTGGAAAGATGGCAGAGTCAAAAAAAGTAATGGTGGTTTTATAGCTAAAGGCTGTGGTAAAGTTATGAACAACCGTAGAAAAATAACTACAATAAGTTAGGAGAATAAAATGTTTAAAAGAACTAAAATGTATGCTGCTGGTGGACCTGTAAAAGGAACCAAATATATGTCTAAAGGTGGTGCAGCAAAAGGCACTAAGTATATGGCAATGGGCGGAGCTGCAAAAGGAACCAAGTATATGGCCAAAGGTGGTGCAGCAAAAGGAACTAAATATATGTCAAAAGGCGGCAAAGTTTAATTTGCGCCTTACATGTCATATTTAATTTCTAACATACCGCAGTTTAAATGTTGGGTAAGAAAAGAATTTACAGCAAATCATAGTAATTATCACGGAGAGTATTTGCATGCTCTTGTTATAGCTGTAAATACATTACCAGATAGGTCTTTATCATTCCAAGTAGTTTTTACTGGCTGTGAAATAGACAATGAAGAAGATGCGCCAAACATTCATGGCGGCGCTATGTGGGCAAGAATGCCTATTCAAGCTTTAGTAGCAGATATTCCTTTAGAGGAATGGCCAACTCCTATGGAAGACCATTTAGCTCAACCTTGGGATTGCTTAAGTCACGAACATTCTGTTGTGGTTTTAGATAGGGTAAGTTCATCTCCCTGGCTTTGTAAAATAGGTGGAGAATTTCATACTGGTAAGTATTTATTTACTGTAGACTATACTGATAACTCAATAGCAGATGACCCTGCTCAACATAAGCAGTCACATGTGTTATATTTAACTGATGCTGGCGAGTATACTGGTAATTTTGTAGCTTTACCTAATAATAGAGTAAGAGCTACGAATCCTGCTTTATGGCGTGTAGGTGAAGGAGCGCCAGATTTTATGCCTTCACAATGGACACATTCAGCAGAACAACATGAGAGTTATATGGACCCAAACGTAACGTTTAACAATCTATATGCTCCAGAGGAAGATTAATTATGGCAACATCTGATAGTACAAATTTTGAACCAAACGTAACTGAGTTTGTTGAAGAAGCTTTTGAAAGATGTGGTCTTGAATTACGTACTGGTTATGATTTAGTAAGCGCAAAGCGTTCTATTAACCTTATGTTGGCTGAATGGGCTAACAGAGGGTTAAATCAATGGACTATAGAAGAAGCTACTCAAACCGTTACTAAAGATACCTTAACTTACACTTTAAACTCTAACGTAATAGATATATTAGATTGTAGTTTAAGAAGAACTGATGGCAGCGTAACAACTGATTTATCTATGAGAAGATTAAGTCGTAGTGAATATCTTAATATACCAGTTAAAGCAACAACAGGAAGGCCTAGTCAATTCTTTTTAGACAAACAAAATGCAGCAGTTTTAAAAATATGGCCAGCTCCAGAAAACTCTACAGATGTATTGGTGTTTAATAAGTTGGTAAGAATGGATGATGCAGATACAGCTATTAATACTATGGATATGCCATTTAGGTTTTATCCTTGTTTTGCAGCTGGTTTAGCTTATTACATATCAGTAAAGAAAGCTCCAGAAAAGTCAGGTATGTTAAAACAAATGTATGAAGAGGAATTTGAAAGAGCTTCATCAACAGACGAGGATAGGGCTTCATTTAGAATTAGGCCTTATATAAGTTAATGGCTTACGCTTCAGCAAAATTTGCCAAAGCTTTATGTGATAGGTGTGGTTTTGAATATAAATTACTAGACTTAAAAAAAGAATGGAATAATTTAAAAACATGTCCAGATTGTTTTGAAACTAAGCATCCTCAATTAGAGCCTACTCCAGCAATATCTGACCCAGAAGCTTTATACGAACCTAGACCAAATAATGATGTAGAGGTTGGCGAAGGCTACATATTAAGTAATAATGATAATATAATTGGTAGTCCTATACCTGGTTATAGAATGACAGCATCTTTAGGAGAGGTTACAATTACAGTATGACTTATTCAGAACTAAGCACATTAATTCAAAACTATCTTAACAATGATGAGTCCACTTTTGTTTCAACAATAGCTGATTTTGTAAAAAATGCAGAAGATAGAATATTTAACTTGGTTCAAGAAGATGTATTTCGTAAAAATGTTCAAGGTACAGTAACAGCAGGAAATAGATTTTTAACAGCTCCAAATGATTTTCTTCTTACTTTTTCGTTAGCAGTTATAGACTCAACAACAAACGATTATCATTTTTTATTAAAAAAACATCCAAGTTTTATGCAAGAATACACTCCAGATTTAAGTGATGTTTCTTTAAGAGGATTGCCAAAATATTATGCAGACTATGATAAAGCATATTCAACATCCTCTAGCTCTGGTTCAACAATAGCACTAGCTCCAGTACCAGACGCAAATTACACAGTAGAATTACATTACTTATACAAACCAACAAGTTTAGTTTCAGACACATCAGGGACCTGGTTGTCTGTTAATGCTAGAGATGCCTTACTATATGCATCTTTAATTGAAGGCCATACTTTTATGAAAGGTGAGCCAGATTTATTAGCAAATTATGAAAATAGATTCGCGCAGGAAATAGCAAGAATAAAAGAACGAGCCGAGGCAAGAGGTAGACGAGATGAATACCGATATGACTCACTCCGCTCGCAAGTAAGTTAACTTAACAAAAGGAGATAGGTATGAATCCAATCAAGGAACTTGAAGGGAAAAATGTAGCCATCGTTGGCATGGGTAAAAGCTGGTTTGATTACTGCATGGCAAAATCACATGGCGCAGAATTTGATGAAGTATGGGCAATTAACGCAGTTTCTGACGTTATACACCATGATAGAGTCTTTATGATGGACCCACCATCTAGGTTTTTAGATACAGATGATGCAGGAGGCCAAACTAACAGTATGGCTAAAGTATTAAAAGAACATCAAGGACCTATATATACATGTGAGCTAGACGAAAGATGTCCTGGTCTAGTTGAATATCCAATAAACGAAGTATTAAAAGAATGGGGATGTCACTATCTTAACAATACAGTTGCTTATGCAATAGCTTTTGCTTTATACAATAAAATAGGACATTTACAAATGTTTGGCGTAGATTTTGGCTATAAAGGTAATTTATATTTTGCAGAAGCTGGAAGAGCCTGTACTGAATTTTGGTTAAGTAAATGTATGAGTGATGGAATGAAAGTAGAGGTAGCTCAGTCAAGTTACTTGCTTGATGCAGCAGTTCCAGCAGAAGAAAAGTTATATGGTTATCATCGTTTAGATGACCCTTTAATTGTTTTATCTGATGATGAAGGCAATCTGCAAAGTATGAATCGTAGTGAGGTTATAAAAAATCAAGAGCCAGAAAAAACATTTGAGCCTGTTTTGATAGATAGAAATGACAGCCATTTAAAAAAAAATGACCCTGTGGAGCCTAACAAATGGTAATTAAAATTACTCCAGACGGAGTGCCTGAATTAGGTATGGT